CGCTTTCGAAGATGAGAAGCCACTGAACCCATTTGATATGTGGAAAGGTGCAAACTTCAAACTCAAGATTCGTAAAGTTGAGGGCTATCAGAACTACGATAAGTCCGAATTTGAATCACCGTCTGCTTTGCTAGATGATGATAGCAAACTTGAAGCCATCTGGAAGAAAGAATACTCTCTCAAAGAGTTCTTGCTGCCAGAAAACTTCAAGTCATATGATGAACTGAAGGCTCGCCTTGACAAAGTTCTCGGTATCGATGGTGCACCTATTGCAGCAAAGACTACTGTTGAACAGGCTAAAGCGATGCCACGTAAGCCTGCTCCAGTGATGGAAGATGCAGGTATCGCAGATGATGATGATCTTGCGTACTTCAGTAAACTAGCTGAGGAGTGATAAAAAAGGACCGAAAGGTCCTTTTTTTTATACTGGCGACATGTAACCCCGCATCACATGTGCAAGTATCGGTGTTGTATCTCTCACTGTTGCGGTAGCAGGAATAGGCCTGTCAGGCAAATCAACTGAACTTGATGATGATGAAATAACAGGTGCAGCAGAGCCAGATGAACCGGAATCGTAACTTTGTAAATTCAAATTTTGATTTTCTGATATAACATCATTCATTCTATTTGAAACAGGTGCTGCTGGAACAGGTGTAGTTGTCTGTGGCATATCTAATCTTCTACTATCATTGGCGGAAGATTCTGCGGAACCACGACCAGCACCAGCAGTTGAAGGTGTTACGCCGGCAGGTAATGGTGTTGCCATTGTTCTTCCAATTTCACCTGCTTCCGCACCTGTTCTCGGCAACCCAACAATTGGAGCCACGGGTGCCTGATACTTCATCTCTGTGGGATTATCAGATAACCACTTCTGTAGGTTCAATTTATCCCTGCCATATGCATCAATCAAAACCTCATCAGGTAAATTACTTTTTACGGCGCCTTCAATTTCAGGTCTATTAAAACTTTTTACAGTTTTTCTTGTATTGGCCTCACCCGCCTGTGCAACAGATTTTGTTTCACCCCTCAAATACATTGCATAAGAATTGTTACGATATTTTGGATCACTTGGATTTTTTTCTATTTCTTCCTTTTCATTTTTTGCAAGAAAAAGTAGTGCGGCAAGTGAACCTGCACCGATTAATGCTAAACCAACTGGACCCGCTAAGAATGTTGCAAGTTTAGCCGCATATGGTGTCAACGTACTTAATATTTTTAAATCTTTTATCCATTCATATGCTTTAAGTGCAGCATTAAAGGAGGCAGTAACTCCTGCCACAACATTCGCAATCATTGACTTAATAGTGTCCATGAGTCCAGATAAGAAATCACCACCTTCTTCTTTTTTAGTCACAAGTGTTGTACTACCCAAAGAAGTGTATTCTTTTAATATTTTTAAGAACTGATCATGTCTGCGTTGTTCTTCGACTTTTTGTTCCTCAGAAAATTGTTTTGCAGTATCTTTCCTTTTCAGATCATCTTCACGTGAACTCTGCATGAAAGCTAACATTCTATTCAATACTTCAACAGCAGAGCCTCCTAGACCTTCGCCTGGTGTTGACAATGATGTTGGCATTTGTGTATAACCAGCCCTCTTGTTTTTATCACCGGCAAAATAATTAATATCAGACTGTGAACGACCTGTGAGTTTACCAAGAATTGCGGGCGCAAGTTTACCACCACCCGTCATGAACTTTGCAATGTTCATCGGATCAAATTTCTCTTTGAGCCCGGTTGCACTTGCTTTGAACTTCGATGATATTGCACCAGAGAGTGAAGAACCGACACTTCGCCCGGCCGTTAAATTGTCGGACATAAGTGATGAAAGAGATTTGCTTCTAATGTTACTTGCTACTCTATAGTCCATTTTAGTTTCCCATTCTTGGATTTAATTCACCCAATGGTGCTGAAGGTGGTTGTATAATTTTTTGTTTGTTTGTATTGTTGTTTTGTATGATAATTGGAGCTACACTGCCAGCAGCAGACGATGAACTCATATCAACTTTCATGTTATCATTAGTTTTACTAGCATCATTCAACTTTTCACCAATATTGTTGGTAGTTGTAGTGGGGCTCATGTTTATATTCTTTTTTCTGTCTTCATCTAATGCCGCGCCAACTAATTCAGGAGGATTATGTGCCTTGTTACCTCCAATTCCAGAATAAAAAGATTGTCCCTTTTTCAAGTCAATGTTCGGCAATTTATTGTTGAATAAACTATTTTTAGGTATATCATATGGTACACCAATTGATGCGAATTCCATGGCAAGAGCCAATATTGCATCCTCTCTTGTCACTCCAGGTTTACCTTTAAGATAATTATCGACGGCACCACGACCTTGTAGTGAAGTTGTAAGACCTCTAGCAAAAAGCATGTCTTGCGTTTCGGCATTCAATGTTGTTGTATCTGGATCAATTTTTAATTTCTTTACCAAACCTTCCATGGTTTTAGGTATAATTTGATATCTACCAACAGCAAACAAACGATCCGGATCAGTTATTGGTAGTTTTGATCTTCTAAAATATTCAGAAATGGTCATTTTACTGAAATCAATTTCTTTGGTGGCACCAACAATTTTATTACCTGTTGTACCTTTGTTGTATGCATTATACTCATCGTTACCGAAAGATTTCCCAGCAGAACCGGTACTTTCATATTTTGCAATATTTTTTGCTAGGGCTTCTCTACCCACTAATGCAGCAGTTCCAATTACACCAATTTTAGCCGCAGTTTTAGCAGCTTCAGTTATTGCAGGCTTAACAATAGCTGGCTTTGGTGTGACAACCGGTGGCGTTGGAGTAGCTGTGGGTGTCGCTGGAGCCGGTGCTGGAGCAGGTCTTGTTGGTGCCGCTGGAGCCGGTGCTGGAGCAGGTCTTGTTGGTGCCGCTGGAGCCGGTGCTGGAGCTTCTTTTTTCTTCTGCTCAACCTTTTCAGAAGCAGCCCGCTTCTTCGATTCTTTAACCATGTCTTTCATGGCTTTACGTTTGTTCTTTATCGCTTCTTCGAATACATTCATCACTTCTTTGTGATTATCTTCTTTCATGTATTCATTCATTTCATTATAGGAATCAAGTGTATCTTGTTCCTCTAAGTCCTTTTCGCTAGACTCTTTCATAAAGGACACAATTTTTTCTAAAATTTCTGTAGCCTTTCCAGATCGGCCGCCACCCATACTTGGATTAAACTTCTCATAGTAGTTTGGGCGATTTCTAGTTTCATATTGTTTCTTACCGGTGAAGTAACGTATGTCTTGTTTACTTCTACCCATTAAACGACCAACGATTGCAGGTGCTAGATTACTACCGCCAGTGAGAAACTTGGCGATGTTCATCGGATCATATCTCTCTTTCATAGCCATCGATTTGGCCATTGATCTATCAGACAATGATCCACGTACAGATGAAACGATACCCTGGCCAGAGGCCAGTCTTTCAGTCATCAGCTTTGCGAAGCCTTTTTTTCTTATTCTGGCGGCATCGTAGTAGTTCATCTAATCTTTCTCTCGTTTATCTTCTGTTTTATTTTTTGATTCTCTTCCTCAATATATTGTATAAGCATACCAACATATACATCTCGTTCCCACGGTATCATATTCTCAAGTTCCGTAAGGCTGTATTTGTGGTGCTGCATCAAAGAGAAATTAGTTTTATAGTAATTTCTCAGATTATCATGACCAAATGTTAGCCGAAAAAACTTTCGAGCCCTTCAACTTCAAGTTTGTGTTCGAAGCCGCAGCGTGAACACTTCATTTCAAGTGTCTTTTCAATTTTTGGAAGATTCGCAAAAAAATCTTCAATTTTGGAGAACTGCTGTTGATTCAAAGACTCAATGAATTCAACAATTTCTTTTGTCTCGACTTCTTTTGCATAATAAAACTGATCACCATCATAGATGTATTCTACAGATTCGGCAATCATTTCAAATGCAATATCAGAAACGCTTGTTAGATTGGATAATTTACTCAATATAGAAAACTCTGGATATTTTAGTTTAATCGAAATTGTTTCATTGAGTTGAATAACATCATTGCCTTCCACTACACCGGAGACTTTAATGTCCAGTAAGTTCAGTGAAGTTTCCATGATGTTACCGCAAACTTTTTCGTCAACCGAGTTGTCGCATCTATATTTGTTTTCTACAACTTCTCCGACAGACCTTGCACGAAGTTGTAAGAAGTAATATTCAATATCGATAACAGGAAGTTTCTCGATATCAATACCTTCTGTAACTGTACAGTTGTTTAAAACTTGTTTGACGTTCTTTTCGATTGATTCTCTTTCTCCAGATTCCATTGCCATCAAAAGATTCTTCTGCTCTTTCACAAGGAAAGGTCGAAATCTAATCTTCTTTTTTGACAGTGGTAACTCCAAATCGTAAATCGGTGTATCTATTCGGGGCAGTGGCATTATATAATTCCTTTATAATATAAATAGGTGTGGATCGCCAGACTCTAACCTCCGCATCCACTCTAACAGTTATTAAGGAACTATCAGCATGAATATTTATACGATATACCTAGCCAAAAATATTATTACCGATAAGGTTTACATTGGTTTTGATTCCAATTGGCCAAAACGAAAAAAAACACATAATACCAAGTACAAAAAATACCATACAAAATTTTATGATTCCATAAAAAAATATGGCTGGGAGAGTTTTGATTGGCAACCTTTATATCAATCAAAAGATAGTGAACATTGCTTAAATGTTATGGAACCATATTTTATAATGCAATACGACAGCTATAATTCCGGTTATAATATGACATTAGGTGGAGAGGCTGTTATGCTTAATCGCAAACACTCTATCGAAACGAAGAATAAAATGAAAAACTCTCGTCTCGGACTTAAACATAGCGAAGAAGTGTTGAAACGCCAAAGATTGGCTATACAAAATTATTTCGACAATAATGGTTCGAGAACAACCACAAAATGTTTAGTTTGTGATAATAGTTTTAAACATCCTAGACATGTAAACAGAATATGTTGCTCCGGCTCATGCGCCGCCAAATGGCGAAACAAAAATCGAAAGCCATAATTTATTTCCTCATTGTTTAAAAATATTGCCCATAATCTACTGATTGTCTCTCTTGAAATCGTTGTCTTGTTTCAAATGGTTGTTGAACTAAGTCTCTACCTAGTAAAGACTCCGTTTGTATCTGTGAAGCGAACAATGAATTTGCAATTGTTGTTTCTAATAATTCCATACCCAGAGCTTCGACCGTATTATTTCTCCAGCTTGTATATGAGAACGTAATAGTCAGTTTATGATGCCCGTCAGATGACCAGTCTAAGTCCATTTGATTCATTGCAATTGGAAATGCATCTAACAATGTGCAAGAATACGACAGTTCATTTTTTAAGTTGTATTGATTTATCGTCAATGGAACAGCATAATCCGCTTTATACTTTAAGTTGTAATTGATTGTTGGATTAATCCAATTCAACCAGGAGTCAAAGAATTTCTTCTCAGCCATATCATCACCAACAATAAAAGTCAGGCTCTGATCACCATATACTGTTTGGTATGGATATTTTTCTTCGACACCATAAATTTTCATACTAGTTGTCGAGATGGAACGCCCAGGTAGTTCCGTGCTTTCACAACGCATCTGTAAAGTTCGGCCGACACTTCTATTGAATATCAGACCGATGGGTATCGGAACGTTTACATCGAATCTACTTGGTCTAGCTAAGTCTGTATTAAAACTTGCTTTGAATTCTGCTATTGAGCCTGCCATTAGTATACCCTACTTTTTGCTTTTGTGATTGAATCTGCATAAACTTTAGATGCTGGTGCACCTTTGAAAATTGCTGTGGGTAGAAATAGTGCAGTCTCCCACTCACTTGGCTGAATCGTCATAATTTTAGATTGAATTTGAGTATTCAAATATCTTTTCAAACATGGCCTAAACTCTCGGTAATTCCTCGCAGCAGCTAAAATATCATATGTCACTCGTAGACGTTTAGGTTCATTATTTTCGTTTGTAATAGCAAAATTCATCAACTTATCCATAAACACTGCACGATAACTTATAGGTAAATAATGTAAATTTAATCCTAAGAAGCCTGTTGAATCTCGGTTAAGTGGTATTACCAGAGGGAAAATATCATAATACGGTAATTCAGCCTTTGTCAATGGATCATAGAAAAAATGATATAGCCCGCCCATGTGAAACTGACCAGTCTGACGACCTCTTTCTTTTGATATCTCTCTCGCTAACTTAACAGGAGAACGTAAATCTTTTATTTGTTCCCGAAACCATAAAGCAGACTGCTTGGACAAGAAATCTTGTTCCAAAGCAGTCTTTTGTTGCGCTAGTTGTGTGAGTGTTGAAGCCATCTATTATTTATACTAAAATCGGTACGCTATTAGATCATAACCGTCGATGAAGGTTTTATAACCTTGATTTTCCAGAACCCAACGCATCCATACGGTTTTTGTATATGTGTTGTGTGCTATCTCTATTTTATATAAATCAGCGGTAAGCCCAAGATTCATCAACTGTAAGAAGATATTGTAATCATAACCCTCAGTGTCTATTTGAACAAAATCAAATTTATTTCCATATTTTTCATAAAGGGTGTCGATTGTGATACCGCGAACAGTTTCTGATACCATGTGAGGTAATAGATCATCAATATAACCATCAAGTATTAGTGTAGAGCAACCTTCAGCCCATTCGGGAACAGTTTTATCTCGTACTTTTTCAATGGGAATTCTATGCAGTTCAATTGGACCAGATTTCACAGTTATAGCTGAATTCTCAAATCTCAGACCATCTTTCAATGCATAGTTATCAATTAGCTTTTCAAACATATCTGGCAACGGCTCAACAAGCACACCAGTCCAATCGTGACTCATGACAAACGGATATAAGTCATCGTGCTTCACACCGTCCATTGCAC